AGCTGAAAAGTGTTTCGTGGCTACCGTTTGCCTTACTCATTCACTTCACTGACTGCTGGTGTTCGATTGTTTGTCTTCGCGTGACCAGCACCGCCTGCATCGGCCGTTTCGAATTTTTTCGCTCACAGACCCTGCTTCTGTCTGCTGCGTCCGGGTTTAGTACTCCATGGCCCAGATTCTGGAATTGTAGGAATTAGAGGAACATTGTTTACCTGAGTTAATAAATCGATGAACAAATATTAACCTAGGTAAACTAAAAAGTAAAGTAAAACGTTTAGTATTTTTACTTAGATAAATTTTTTAGTAAAAAAAGACCACACGAACGGCAACAAAAAAGCTGCTCTCGCGGCAATAAAAAACCGCCCGGAGGCGGCTTAGACAAATTGTTTTATTGATCTATTTATTGGAAATTTTCTTTTTCTTTTCCAACTCTCTTTCTAAAGCCTTTACGCTTTTAGATGGGGTTGGAAGGTCTTCTGGCATTGTTCCCCCGAGGTCTTTAATCGTTTTCCGTACTGCTGCTCCGACCTCATAGTGCGTTCTGTTGGCATTTTCTTTGCCAGTAATATTTTCACGCCGAAGCTTTGCTTCTGTTTGAGTGGCACGAAAGAGGTTTGCTGCTAATTCTTCATAATCCATGTAATCAAGAATTTTCTGACTTTGTTTTAACTTCTTTCTTTTATGAATGTCTTGTTGTCCGAGACCTCCATAAAGCCCCCGATAACCATGATTCTGGAAAATTGCATAATCTTTAGGTTCTGTAATTCCGGCATCATGAGCAGCGCTGCTGAGATGCTTATTGTGGTCAGATAATTGATGTCTTAGGTGGACTCTTTCTTCATCAGATAGCGCTTCAAATTTTTCTTGGTCGCTTAATTCTTGTCTTCGAGTTTGAATTGCGAAGTAGGTTTGTCCCATGGCAATGATGGGTTTGGAGGGATCACCATTTTGCACGATGAGGTAACATGCATACCTCGAAAGCGCAATGTCTTTTATGCTTCTTTCCGCATTAGATCCTAGAGAGACCATCTTATCCACAAGGTTAAAATGGTCTCCCACAGGTATTCCAGCGGTTCTGCAAGCGGTGACCGCTTTTTTAATCACGGGTTCAAATTTTTGCCAAGAGGAGTAGCCAAGTAATTTCCATAAGTCTCTTGCATACCAAAATTCCCGCCTTTCTTCATCAAACTGTTTGATTTCATCGAAATCCGCATTGGCGACATCTACAGTTAATTCTTCTGCCATTTTTCTTTCCTGCTCTCAGTTATTGGTTGTGGTGACGTTGTTGGACTTTCCAATATCCACTTAAATCGGTTTGTATCTTGTTGAAATCTCCAATAGGAACGTTGTTTCTGGGTATTTATATTTTTAGGTGTATCTTCGGGCTGAGTAAACGGAGCCGGAGCGTTCAATGACCTCACCAATAATTTGAACTTGTTCTGTGTCTTCCGGCTTAATAGTTTCATCCTGGAAATTTGGATTTTCTGAATGAACCATTATTGAGCCGTCAATCTTTCTATAGAGTCTTTTAACGCGTAAAGCATCTCCATAAACAAAGGCATAAATTCGACCATCTATAATCTCAGTTTTCGAGCAGTCGACCAAGACGACATCGTGGTCGAGCAAAAGAGGTTCCATAGAGTCCCCCTTTACTTTGAACCGTTTGCAGTCTTCTGGGTTGATGTTTTTTCGCTGGAACCAAGAACGGCGATAAGCGGCTTTATATTCAGAAGCAAGTTCTTCTAACGTTGAATTTTGTTCAAATCCTGCCGCAAACCTAATTTTGTATTCGGGAATTTCTACCCAATCGTCGTCATCACAAACTTCTTCCGTCACCAGAACATTTGGGGACTTCATTGGTCCGTTACCGGTTGCTAACCACGTTGAAGAAACGCCAAGCAATTTGGCAACCTTGGGAAGATAAATAGATTTGATGCTTTTCGACTTGCCAGTAAACCAATCAGAAACCGAGGCCGGAGAGATCGAACATAACCTAGCGATGTCACTTTTCTTTAAACCGGAATCACTTAACGCCAAGGTTAAACGCTCTGCCAATGTTGTTTTTTCGTTCATTTCAAATGTCCACGAGCTTCAAACTTTTGATTACCCGTCCGATGATGCGGACCTCAATATCAGAATCAAGGCTGATTTCAATGTCCTTATATGCTTTATTCGTTGATAGGAGTGCGATCTTCTTACCTATTAGTTTTTGTACTCGTTTGATATAGGCTTCTCCATCAACCACTAACAGGTATATACCATCCCTTAAGGTTTCTTTGTCTGTTATGTCAATGAACACGGCGTCCCCGTCACGGATCTCTGGCTCCATGGAGTCACCAAGCGCAGTGATGATCTTCACGTCTCTTGGGTTGTAGAAAGCAAAGTTCCGAGAGAACCACGCTGGAGTAACTTGAAGGGTCTTGATTTCCGGATAGTCCTCGAAATTCATCACTCCGACACCGCAAGATCCATAAAAATCAACTTGTTGGATGGAGACCATATTGGCAGCAGGCATTGTTTTGTCGTTGATTGATCCGATGCCTTTCATGAGCCATTCTGTGGTGATATCCAAGAATGAACAAACTGCAAAAACGTCATCGAATTTCGGCCTTGAGACATCGCCATCGATCCATTTTTTGATTCCGGCAGGTGTGATGCCGGTTGCCTTTGATATGTCCGCCGGAGATTTTCCGCGCAACGCTAAAGCCTCATTTAAGCGGTCTGTCCACGTTTTTTGAGAGTCATTCGTTCTCATACGTTCCTCCGTCTGTGTGAGATAAATTTAACCTAAGATAACACCGAATTGGTTTACCTAGGTAAATTTTTAAGTTAATATATAAGCGTTAATTTTTAACCTAAGTAAAATCATGAAAAAACTTGAAGAGCAGGTTTTTGATGAACTTCTGGGTGAGTTCAAACGGAAGTCTGTAATTGCAAAGACCTTTGGGTTAAGTGCAGCCGCCGTCACTAAGTGGTCGAAGAACGGTGTTCCTCTTGGGAGACTTCCTTACCTTCGTCTCGCGTTCCCACATTTCAAAGCTTGGAAAAAATCCAAATAGGGGGCAACTATGGCGATCTATAGAAAGATCGACTGCCGCATCAGCAACGATAAGAAGTTTAGAGAATTGTCGGTAGAGGGAAAGCTGGCTTGGTACACAATCCTAAGTCGACGGGACCTTGCGCCTATTGGTGCATTCAAAGCATCGTTTGAATCTCTGGCAATCGAGCAAAGAGGCAACGAATATCTAAACAAAGGGTTTGAGAAAGCCTTTGGAGAAGCCTTTCTTGAAGCCTTGTACGAACTCTCTTCAAAGGGTTTAATAAAGTACGATCCGGAAGCTTTTTTGATCTATGTTCCGAACTTTTTGCGCTTCAATTTTCCAGAAAATCCCAATGTCGTTAAATCATGGAACAGCGTTCTGGACTCTCTTCCTGAATGCGACCTAACTAATTACGCTCTTGCAAAGTCGACTGAAATTATTCTTAATAGTCAAAAAGATAGTTTCTTCAAAGCATTGCCTAAAGAGTTTGTGGAAGCCTTTGAGAAAGGCTATGGCAAAGGCTTTCAGGAAGACTTCGGGAAGGGTTTGGCAAAACAAGAACAAGAGCAAGAACAAGAACATATAAGAAAAGAAAATATAAAAGAAAAAAATCCGCCGACAACTTCTGGGCTTGAAAACCAATCCGAAGATGAACTTCCTTTCTCGGAACCAGAGAGTCAAACAGTTTCCAAAACGGAAACAGTTGAGAAAAAAGCAAAACGGAAATCAAAGGCTAAACAACCGTGTCCTTTTAACGACGGAGACGCTATCCCGGAAGACTTTGTGAAAGTAGCTGAGCAATACCACATTGCCAATCCTCAGCTGCTCTTCCAAAAGATGATTTCGTACTGCAAATCAAACGGGAAAGAGTACGTCGACTACAAGGCAGCTTTCCGAACATTCTGCATACAAGATCAGGAAAGGAATCACGGAAAACAAAGCTCTGGAACCAACAGCAACAACTCAGCACCTATGCCCTATGAGCCCCCGGGCGGTTTTACGGAGGACTACTACAGGAAGGGCTGCAAATTCGATGACAAGGGGAACATTCTGCTATGACAACATTCGTATCAATCGGGAGCCTGACTGGTTCCATCCATCCGTCTCTTTCCGGAGTTTTAACTAAGCGAAAAACGGTTCTTAACTGTCCTATCCATGGGGATTATGAGGCCGAAGGAATCTATCTCGGTTCCATCCTCAAGACTCAAACAAAGTGCCCGCAGTGCGAAGAAGACCAACGGGAAGCAAGAGAAGCTGTTGAAGCTGTAATGAGGCAAGAGGCAACCAAGAAAGAGGTTGAGGAGCGCGTTGCAAAGTCTCGAGTGCCGCTCGAGTACAGAAGCAAATCCTTTGACAGTTTTCGGGTTTTCAATGCTGAACAAGGCAAGGCCCTTGAGCTATCAAAACGTTTCGTTCGAGGCTGGGAGAAAGCAAAGGCCGGAGGCTATGGCTTGCTCTTCCTTGGGAGCTGTGGGACTGGCAAAACCCATCTTGCTTGTTCAATCGTGTCAGCTCTCATCGCTAACCACCAGTTTCTGTTCCCGAAGTATTACCGAACATCCGAGATTTTCTCGGCAGTTCGAAAAAGTTACGTTCCGGGCTCCCAGACAAGCGAGGACGAAGTTCTCAACTACTTCTCTGGAATCGAACTGCTCGTTATCGATGAGGTCGGAGTTCAGAAAGGCTCCGACGCAGAAAGAAGGATCTTGTTTTCGATTCTGGATACTCGCATGACCTCCAACAAGCCAACCATCCTGATGAGCAATCTCAGTGCTGAGGGATTGTGCTCTCTGCTCGGTGATCGTCTCTATGACCGTGTTCGCTCCAAATGCGTTCCGGCGCTGTTTGTAGGTCAGTCCATGAGAAAGCCGGCAACACCTGATTTATTCGACTGAGGTGCGAGATGTCAGAGAGTGCATGGCAGCTATTGATGATCATCCTGGCGCCGGTGGTCTTCGTGAATTTGGTGCTGTTCGGGCTGCTTGTCCGGGCGGCCTTTGAAATCCGAAAGGAGAAAAAGAATGCAAATTGACCGAATAAAGGGAGTGGAAGTCGTACGTTGGACTGACGAGGAACGCCGGAACCTCTACGGTGAATCCATATCTGACTGGTTCAATTGGGTTAGTGAATGTGCTGACCCGGATGAAGTCAGGAAGGCGACCCTTAAGGCCTGGGGCTTGTTGAAGCGCAACGCTGATTTAACCGGAGAACAGTCGAGCCAGGAGGATACGAAACATGGATGCTAGTGCTGCTTTCGTCCTTTTTTGCTTGGTTTTAATCGTCATGATTCTGAAGGGCTGAGCATGGACATTCTTGGATATTTTTGTGTGTACGGGCTCGGATGCTGTGTGATCGGTTGCTATTTAGCTGGGAATGAAATGAACTTTGATTTTCTTAATTTCTTCGCTCTGGTAGGTCTATCCGGGGGAGTATTAAGCCTTATCGACTTTGCATGGTTCGCCTACTCGGGATCGAACATTGATTACAGCTTGAAGATTTTAGGGATGGTTATTGCTGTCGATTTCGTTTGTGCTTTCCGGAGGAAGTCTGAATGAGCGGGTGCTGCCTCTACTGCATTCATGCTCAGGCTTACTGGATAGGGCCCGACGGAAAGAAGCATCTGCCTCCAAAACAGTCTTTTGGAGACATGAACATCTACTGCCACCATCCTGACAAAGGCGCTGGCATCGAGTGCTATCCGGTCTCGTTTGCTCGATGCAGGGTATTTGAACAAGCGGGAGACGAGTAAATTCAACGCAGGAGAGACTTCTTCTCTCAGTTTGAGCGTTGGCCTTCACACGCTCAGATCATCGCTCAACGGAACTCTAATGTTCTGGAAACAGCATCAAAGAATTCAATCAAACAACACAAACCCAATCAAGAGGGATAAATGAAAAGGTTTTTACAAGCAAAAGGCAGGCTCAAGGTCGGTGAAATGAACCGAACCGAGGCCGCTTATCGGGACTACTTGGAGCAACAGAAAAACGCCGGGTTAATCCTCAAATATTGGTTCGAGCGCTTCACGTGGAAGATTGCCTCAAACCGATGCTCGTACACGCCTGATTTTTTGGTCATGCGTCCTGATAAAACGCTAGAACTGCATGAGGTCAAGGGATCTCTAAAAATCTTCCAAGAAGATGCAAAAGTGAAGTGCAAAGTGTGCGCTGATGAGTGCCCGATTCCGCTGTTTGTCGTCACGCCTAAACCGAAGAAAGAGGGAGGGGGCTGGAATGTATTGGCCTACTAGCACTGAAGGTTATGTTTTCTGGATGATCAATTGCTACGTCGCGATGTTCGTCTTCCTTTGGATCTTCAAATGGATTACGGATTATTTAGAACGCCGCGACAAACTCAGAAAAAAGGTTGAGTTCTGGGGGCTATCAGCTCTCGGGATTATTTATCTCTACTGCCTGTTTAGCTACGTGAGGACTCTTGGATGACAGAAACAGAACAAAAACTCATTGACGATCTCAGACCTCGTTTGGACAACTGGCGCCGGGCATATCGTGATCGTGTTGTTAAAAACGTCTCAATTGCTTACGCGGTAGAGAGAGCTCTCGCACTGACAAGAAACAAGACGGATTTCTCTGAGGACTACACAGACGATGATGCCAACAGTGGCCTGAGCACCTGCGAAATTGACATGAAAGATGCAGACTTCCTCAACACCGTTTGGCAAAACTTCTCGGCGCCGGGGACCGAAGTTCTCTCCATCGGAACCCATGGTCTGAATGTCCGGACAGCGAAACTGATTGTTCTCCTATACGTGTTTGGCTCCCAGTCTTCATTGAGCAAGGCAGGTAAGCGAATCTGGAACATCAAGCGGAGAAAGCTTGATCGGTGGACTGAAGATGCCTTGTTATTTTTCGCTTTGCGAGTTCGGTATTTTGAAAAAACTAACGAAAGGAAGGTTACAAATGCTTTTTAGGATGGACCTATTTATTTTTTCTCGGAGTATCGCTATACTGACCTCGCTGTTGAACAACAGCGCGGGCTTGGCGGCCCGAACTACTTAGGCGATCAGTCGCCGAGAGGCGTTTTTTTTTTATGGCTGATTGCAGGGGCCTAACGAATCGTTAGGTCCTTTAAGAAGTCTCTAATGAGTGAGGCTAAGGGCAGTCGCAAGACTGGCCGTTCCCTAAGTAGCGGTCCGCCAACCCTTAGACCTTGCTCTCCATCTTGGCGGGTGGAAGTAAGGACAACAAACTTACTTAGGAGACTTAAATGTCATTTCAAAATATCTGTGCTCCCGCACCGGTTGTTTCTGTTGTGAACAACACTGTTACAGCTCTTTCAACAGACGTTGCCAAACTCTTCAGCAAACTCCACAAAGATGTCCTCCGATCCATCCGAAGTCTTATAGAACAGGCCCCTTCGCTTAACGAGCGCAATTTTGCGCTGGTTGAAGTCAAGGACGCAAAGGGAGAAAACAGACCTGCCTACAGAATGGACCGAAAAGGTTTTGTTCTCCTTGCAATGGGTTTCACTGGTGAGGTCGCTCTCAAGTTCAAAATAGCCTATATCGATGCCTTTGATACAATGGAAAGGAAACTATATCAAGGCAACGTTACATCAACCGACACCATCACCAACGCGCAGCAAGTTGCCATCCAACAGGCAGTAGCAAGACGCGCAAAGAAAACGGCTGTGTACTATCAGACGATCTACCGCGCAATCAAGGCGCGCTACCAAATCCCACGCTACACGGAACTCAAACAATCGCAGTTCGAGGACTGCCTGCGTTTTATTGAAGTAGTTGACTTGAGCGTACCTGAAGTGCCAGCCTCTGAGCCTACCAAGACTGAAAGACAACGATACGTTGTTTACGCGGATTTCTTGAAGACCCTGCAAGTGTTCTGCTACTACCAGCGCTACCTTTTCAGAAAACCTCTGATGCAGGCAATGCGGGTCATGCTGGCTTTGGATGTACCCGACGCAAGTAAACTTTGGGACGTTGTGAACAACCTTAATTTTGTTGAGCTCGAACGCTCGCTCGACGATCTCGGGTTTTCAGTCAAAGACCTCGAGTGTTACAAGCATTGGGCGTTGACGCATACCGCTCAATAATCAAACTTTAATCAACCCAGCCCCTCCAGTGCGAGGGGCTTCTTTTTGGTGTATAGTCACAAGTAGACAATTTCAAGCCTGTTTGCCAGGCCGCCTAGAGGCTTAAAGATGACGGTTCCTTGCGGAGGAACCGGTGTGTCCGAAGAGAAGAGGACACAGATCGTTAAGTCAGGCGATTACGAGAGCTCCGATTCCGGGGCTTTTTTGTTATCTGTTGCCTCTCAGAGGTCAACAACGGAACTTTTATGATCGAACCTAATAAGTACGACATCCAGACTGCATCCATCCTTATCGATACCGCCAAAGCCGAACTGGATAGAAAAATTATCGCCGAGCTTCCGGAGCAAACCAAGCGGCTAGCCTTCTACCAAGGCTTCTGCGTCGTGGTTCTCGGTGTCCTGTTTTATCTATTCGACAACCATTTCTTCCAAGGCTGGAGGTTGTGGCTGGCAGTTGTTTCCGCTGCTTTAGGGTTTGCGTCCTTGCTGATGTCGATTATCTTTTCAAGCGGCGCTGCTTATCCTTCCGGAATCTGCAAGGATTACCTGAGATGGCTGAACACTCATTACCAAGATGATGTGCCAGTTCTATCCGTCCAGAAGGATTTGCTCAAACAGTATCAGCGCTCAATCGATGCACTTAATGCCATCCATAACAGACGAGGCTATGCACTCCGGACAATCAATTTCATGTTGATTCTGTCAATTATCTTGGGTTGCTTGGCTCTTTGATTTCTCTTGCGGTTTCATTGTTGTCCACAACGTTTATCGACAAACCGCCAGCCTCTCGGTGGGCTTAAGCACCGAGCCATTTACAACATCCAGCAAGCCTAGATTCCCAACGGGAAGATGCTCACTCCGCTGGATTTCTAATTCTCCTGACGAGAATGGCGGAGAAAACCGCCTTAACAAACTATCTCCTTGGGGTTGGTTGGAGTGCGCTCGGCTGAAAATGCTGGGCGCACCTTTTTAAAGCTATGAAAGAATCTGAACTCAAAATTCTCTACAGGCCGGTCAATGACTTGATTCCGTACGCAAATAATGCCCGGACGCATTCTGAGGAACAGGTGAATCAAATCGCCAGTTCGATCAAGGAATTTGGGTTCAACAATCCTATCCTGGTTGATGAACAGGGTGGAGTGATTGCCGGACATGGACGCCTGAAGGCGGCTAAGAAGCTCGGACTGAAGGTAATACCGACAATTGAATTAACCGGATTATCTGAGGCTCAGAAGAGAGCCTTTATCCTCGCAGACAATCGAATTGCTCTTAATTCTGGTTGGGATATTGATCTCTTGAGAATTGAGCTGCAGGAATTGCAGGATACAGATTTGTCGCCAGTCACCGGTTTCTCAGACGAGGAGCTGAATGCTTTGTTGTGTGGAACTACCGAACCCGCTGAGGAAGAACCGGAAAAAGATGAACCCGAGGCAGACAGCTTTAATCTGACGCTCTCAATTCCGATCGAATACAAAGAGCAGGTTCAGGATTTCGTTAAGAGTTTCGGACCCGAGGATCTAATTCAGAAGATCATCGATATGACCGGTTAACCAAAGGCAGGTTGAAGGCATGGAAGAAAAAGTTCAAAAGAAGCGGACTCGTCCACGCATTCAGATTGACCTAGAGAAGGTTGAACAACTGGCTCAGGTTTGTGACAACGAGGAGGAGATCGCTCTCGCGCTCGGGATCAGTTATCGAACCCTACAGAATCGAAAAAAAGATTTTGCGAATTTTGCGACCGCTATAAAAAAGGGAAAGGCTAAGGCAAACGCCTTTGTTGGCGGAAAGTTGATGGCTCTCATTCGAGAGGGGAATCCGGCAGCGACCATTTTTTACATGAAGAGTCGCTGTGGGTGGAAGGAGACTGACAGGAAGGAGATCACTGGAAAAGACGGTGAACCGGTCAAGGTCGATAAAGTTAACCAGCTGGATCTAAGCAAGCTCACCTTGGAACAGTTAGACGCGCTGGAGGGTATTGTGAATGCGGCTTCCAACGATACAGGAGATCAGACTAGCTAAGGCACGTAAATCGCTCGCTTATTTCACTACGTACACCAAACCTGATTACCTAATGGGATGGGTTCATCGTGAGATATGCACTGCTCTTGATGACTTTTTACAGGCTGTCGCCGATAGGAAATCTCCTCGGTTGATTATTACCATGCCTCCGAGAAGCGGTAAAAGTGAGTTGGTTTCCCGCCGCTTCCCTGCCTATGCCTTCGGGCGTTTTCCCGATCTTCAGATAATCGCTACGTCTTACAGCGCAGATTTATCACAGCGTTTTAATCGTGACGTTCAGCGGATTATCGATGATGAAAAATATCAAGAGATATTCCCCGAAACGACGCTAAATGGCTCCCCCCCCTCGTCACGAGTCCGGACGGACTCGCGAGGGTCGTACATTCGGACATCCGATTTATTTGAGATTGTCGGTCATGCTGGCGCCTACCGTTCTTGCGGTGTGGGCGGAGGCATCACCGGTCAAGGCGCAGATTGCTTGCTTATCGACGACCCCGTGAAAGATCGCGCAGAGGCGAATAGTGCCACGGTGCGACAGTCTATTTGGGACTGGTACACATCTACGGCGTATACACGCTTGTCTCCGGGCGGTGGTGTGATCGTCATGGCTACGAGGTGGCACTTAGACGATCTCATTGGGCGCCTCATTGAAAACATGGAGAACGGACAGGGCGATACTTTTACGGTCATTAACTATCCTGCGATTGCTGAGCATGATGAAATCCATAGGCGGAAAGGCGAGGCGCTGCATCCTGAGCGTTATTCGTTAGATCAGCTTAAAAAGATTCAGAAAACTGTCGGATCGAGGGATTGGGCTGCACTGTATCAGCAGCATCCGATCCCGGAGGGAGGCAACATATTCAAAGCCGAATGGTTCAAATACTGGACGGAATCGAGCTTGCCTCCTGAGTTTGATCAGATCGTAACGTCGTGGGACATGACGTTTAAGGATTCGAAGAACTCCGACTATGTGGTAGGACAAGTTTGGGGAAAGAAAGGCGCTAATTTTTATTTGCTTGATCAAGTTAGAGGTCAGTGGGACTTCGTTAAAACACGTGAGATGTTCCTCATTCTTGCGCACAAGTGGCCCAAAGCGTTACGCAAGTTGGTTGAAGACAAAGCGAACGGATCAGCGATTATCTCTGAACTTCAAAAAACCGTCAGCGGCATTGTTCCGGTTACTCCGAAGGAATCTAAGGAGGCCCGTGCGAGCGCGATTACGCCGTTTTTTGAGGCTGGCAATGTTTACTTGCCGGATCCGAAGAAAACGCCATGGATGGGTGCATTTGAAGCTGAATTGCTGAATTTCCCAGCCGGCGCCCACGATGATTGTGTCGACTCCCTAAGTCAATGTCTTAACTATTTCCGCAACGGCTCAGGCGTCATTTTGACCCGAGAGCAGATGCAGCAGGCACGTTTTAGATTTTGAAAATCATGAATCAACTAGACGAAAACAAACGCCGAAAGATCAATCAAAAGATCATCGATGCGGTAAGCTCTCGCTTCGTGCCTCCTAGAAGATCGTTCTCAACCGAAGAGGCCAAAACGCTCTTTTATCCTCCGATTACCTTGAACACAAAAGAGCCGGAGAAAGAAGAGTCTCGTTTTACAAATGATGCCGCGATTGGCTCGAGTTTCAATGCGTACTATGCCTCACTGACACAGCACGCTTTGGATTTAGGCCAGTTCCCGATGACTTCATTCGTCGGCTACGGCGTCCTGCAGAATATCGCCCAGAACGGCATGATCCGCACCTGCATTCAGACCGTTGCAGATGATATGTGCCGGGAATGGATTCAGGTCGAGGGCGGAGAAGACGAATCGGCAGACAACGTAAAGAAGCTACAAGATCTTCAGGAGAACAAATATCGACTGAGGAAGCTCTTTAATGAAGCTCTGAGCATTGTTGGTTTCATGGGAGGATGTTTCATTTTCGTTGACACAGGAGTTGAAGGAGAAGCGCTAAAGCTTCCTCTCAATTATTCCGACAAGTCAGCCGAGCTAGTGGGCGAGGATAAGGCGATCAAATTTATCGTTATTGATCCGGTCAATGTCTCGCCGGGATTTTACAACGCCAGCCAGCCGCTCAAAGACGATTATTTGAAGCCGAGATCTTGGTTCGTTCTTGGCCAAGAGGTGCATGCATCTCGTCTTATTCGACTAGTTGACAATGAACCTCCGCTGCTTCTGAGGCCTGCCTATAACTTCCTTGGAATCCCACAGGCTCAGATCCTTTGGGATTACGTTCTCCACTGGAACAAAGCCCGGGAAACAGGGGTCAGCATTCTGGAGAAACTCAACCTCACGGTATTCAAAACAAATTTCGCTGAGGCTTTTGAGGCTGGCGGGATTGAGCAGTTAGACGCGAAGATGATGCTTCTACAGCGTTACCGTTCGAATGAGGCCATTTTTGCATGTGACTCTTCGGAGGATCTGCAGAACATCACTCTGACGATCTCAGGAGTTGAAGGCATCATCCGGCAGGCATTGGAATTCATTGCGGCTATCAACCGAACGCCGGCGGTCAAGCTCCTCGGAATCTCTCCGAGTGGTTTCAATGCGACCGGTCAGAGCGATATCCGGAACTATTACGACCATATCAAGTCGAAGCAGGAGCTCAATCGAGACGCAATTCAAACCGTCTTGAAGGCTATCCAGTTGGTTGAGTTTGGTCATGTTGATCCGTCCGTTACATTCAAGTTCAACGAACTCGGAGAGGCCGATGCCGCTGCTACAGCAATCACAGCTAAGACAAAGGTCGACATGCTGGCAGTGCTGCAGGATCGAAATGTTCTGAGCGCTGAAGAAGTCCGCGAGTTTGTCCGCCGTGATTCAGATATGGGTCTGGACTTCATTCCGGAAGAATTGCCGGAGGGGATGGAAGGCGAACTCATGACTGATGATCCCAGTCAGCAGAATGAGCTGATGAACAACTTCCTGAAACAGCGATCGGCTGAGAACGTGGCGCCGGCGCCGAAGACTGATGAAGACAAAGCTGGAGAGATTTTCTAATGAAGACTGCTCGTGCCGTTCAGCCGAATCTAGGCAGACAAGCGAAGTTCAAAAGGAAGCTCGACACCTTCTTGAAGTCCTTCAGAAATAGGATTCTCAACGAGATACTTCTTTATCTGTCTGATGCTGGAGGATTGACCGAGGACGCTTCCTTAACGTTCCGTCCGGATGATCCTCTCGATCGCGCACGGCTTCGGAATATCAAGGAACGAATCAACCGCTTGGTTCTTCGTGATCCTGATCGATTCCGTCGCAATGTTGATGACTTCATTGCCCGCAACATGGGCAACTGGATGAAAACCGCAGATCGGGAAACACGTCAGATCGCTGAATGGTACGTGAAGAATCTCGCTACTGATGTCTCAACGGCCCAGAAAGCATCACTGCTGGCTGCAGGAGTTCCGGCTTCGGTTTTTGCCTACGAGATGAGGCAGACGCGAAAGCACTTTTTCATTACGCCACAGGCAGTGAATGAGCTCCCGCGTATGGTCGCCGACACGACAAGCCTCATCAGCAACATCACAACGTCTGAGCTGACAAACATCCGTGCGGCCTTTATGGATGCGTATGAAGGTCGCGGTACCTATTCGCAGATTGTCGAAGCTCTTGGCCGTTCTTCTTCGTTTACAGCTCAACGAGCTCAGCGTGTGGCAATTGACCAAACTCTCAAATTGAATCAGCAGATTCAGCAGGCTAACTGCAAAGGTTTGGGCATTACTCGCGGGGTTTGGATTCACGTCCCCGGCAAGTACACCAGTCGAGAAAGCCACATTGAGATGAACGGCAAAGAGTTTGATCTTTCTAAGGGTCTTTACGACAAGGAAGTCGGGCGGAATGTGATGCCAGGTGAGCTTTACTGGTGCAGATGCCAGTTCAGAAGCATTCTTCCGGATTAAACAATATTCGAGGTTATTACTGTGGGAAATCTAAAACGCACGGTTGCAATTGATTCTGTGAGCGTTCGATCTGTTGATGACAATGGTTTCCTCCATGTCCAAAAATCTCCGCTGACAAGAGTTCAGGTTGCTCCGTATTACGGCCAGGAGATTGCAGGCTGGCGAGAGCTCGGACTTGATCCGGAGAAGATTTATCACGCCTATCGACCGCCCGAAGAACTCAGCTCTCCCGAAACGATTCAATCAATTAACGGTATCCCGATTCATCTTGAGCATCACGATGATCACGGAGCCCCCGAGAACAAACAAACTCGGGTCGGCACTACCGGAACGGACGGAGCTTTTGAGGCTCCGTTTTTAGTTAACTCTCTGCACATTTACGACAAGGACGCACGCAGCAGGATCGAAGACGGTTCAATGCGTGAGTTGAGTCTTGCGTACACGTTCGAGCCCGACTTCTCGCCGGGTGAGACACCTGATGGAGAGAAATACGACTATGTGCAACGCAAGATCAGAGCGAACCATCTTGCGCTTGTTGAAACTGGGCGCGCTGGGCCTGAGGTAAGAGTTCGCGATTCTAATAAGGACTTTCTCAATATGGAAAAAGATGACGCTGTTGAGCAGGCTGAAGTGACGTTAGCAAAGGCGATTATCGATTTGCATTCCGTTGATCCTAACGGAAAAATCGTTGACGGCGCTCAAGATGATGACAAAGACGCGATGATTCAAAAAATCATCGAAGGACTGAAGGCAAAAGGCCTGACGGACGAAGAAGCTGAAAAGCTTAAGACCACTCTGTCTGACCTGGCTTACTCTCAGGCTACAGGAGACGAAGATCCTAAGCCCGATGAACAAAAAGAGGCCCAGGACGACGATCCGGAACTTGATGAAAAGATGAAGGATCCGAACTTCAAGGCTGGTTTTGAAGCTGGCGTTCTCTACGGCGAAAAACGTGAAAAGGACGATCCTAAACGCATCGATTCTGATCACGAACGCGAAGGCGAAGAACGCTATCTCGAAAAAGAAGCGGAAGATGCATTGAAATCCTGTGGTCTTGATGAAGCTTCTGAAGAAGAGAAGAAGGCTTTTGCTGCCGGATTGAATTACGCCCAGAAGAAAGATGAAGGCGCACAAGATGAAGATCCGAAACCTGATGATGGCAAAGAAGAAAAGAGTTCTGCCTCTGACTCCATGAAGATTCTCCGAAACGCCATCTACTCTGAACTGGCCGCAATCGAAGAAGTCAAGCCGGTGTTAGGTGTTATCCGTGCCGGATCCTATGACTCCGCAGGTTCCATCTATGTGGCAGCACTCAAGAAACTCGGTTTGAAAAACATCCCCGCATCCGAAGCTCGTTCTGCGTATCGCGCCTACATGCAGGGTCGAAAGGCCTTAGCTGGTGCGAAAGACTCCGGCGCCAAGGTGACCGAGAAGCCGACTGCCGTCAGCGCAATTTTGAACAATGTTAAATAAATAGGAGATTTTTTGATGCTTCAAAAATCTGTAGGTCTCTATCCTGCTATCGGTATTCCGGGACAGCAGGTTGCATTCAATCAGGCCGTCTACACGCCTCAGAACTACTTGTCTGACGGTACTGTCCAGTGCGGTGGTTTTGCGTTTGCTGTAGCCGCCTCCACAACCGGAACAGCCGTGAAATTCCCAATCGCATCCTTGAAGGGCTCTGCAGGGGCCAAACCGATCGGTTTTGTTGAGCGCACGTTCACGGCGTCCATCGAGCTGGGCACAGATACTCCGGACATTTATCCGAAAGGATCTGAACTGACGATTGCAGTGAGAGGCGATTACTACATCGTCGCACCTGCGGCCGCAACTCTCGGTCAAGCTGTTCTCTGTGATCCGACTACCGGCGCCATCACGTTTGGTGATGCCGGCGCCGCAAATGACACTGGTTGGACGGTTCAGACGGCTGGCGCAAAAGGCGACACGATCATCATTTCCAATCACGGCCTCGGTTATCAGCCTGCCGCGAGTGGATCCTAATCTGAGGTAAAAAATGAACGATTTTGAATTAGCAAAGCAAAAAGGCGTGCATGGTGTGGAAGCAAAAGGATTCATGTCCTATTCCACAGACGCCAAAGGTAAGATCAACGTCGATTACGATGCAACGGTTAAGGCAATGGCTCGAGATGCTGCATTGCAGACTCCTGTGTCTGTCGGCGTCCCGTCAGTCTTCACGACATTCATTGACCCGCAGGTCGTCCCCATCCTGTTTGCCGCCCAGAACGCTACAAAGATCTTCGGCGAAGAACGCAAAGGGGATTGGACTGACAATTTCTTCACCTTCCCGGTCGAAGAATACGCAGGCAATGTGACTCCTTACTCTGACTTCGCAGAGAACGTCTCCACAGACGTAAACGTGGAGTACCCGACTCGTGAAAACTTCCTGTTCCAGACCGTCATCAAGTATGGCGACCGCGAAGTCGGTCTTGCGTCCAAGGCCAAGTTGAATGTTGTTTCTTCTAAACAACAGGCCTCTGCCTACGTTATGGCAATGGCTCACAACAAGTTCGCGCTTTATGGTGTCGAAGGTAAGAAGGTCTACGGTCTGTTAAATGACCCGAACCTGAACGTTTCGATTTCTCCGATCTCCATCACCACGGGTTCTACCGCTAACTCTACGTGGGCGGATAAGTGCGCCGCTCAGCCTGAAAAGACTGCAAACATTGTCTATAACGACATTAACAAGCTGTGGGCTGAAATCAGTAAGAACAACGGCGGTCTTGTTGACCAGAACTCCCGCATTATTCTCGCTGTCAGCAACACCAGAGCTCCGTACTTGACCGAACCGAACTCCTTCGGTCTTACGGCCATGTCCATGCTCAAGCAGTCCTTCCCCAACATCGAAGTAGTTCAGCTTCCTGAGCTGACTACAACTGCTGGTGAAATGCTGTACATGACCGTCCCGGATCTGTTTGGCATTGAAACCGGTATCTGCGCATTCTCTGAGAAATACTTTTTGGGTCGTGTGGTTCCGGAAATGTCCAGCTACAAGCAGAAGGTCGTTGGCGGAACTTGGGGCGCTGTTATTCGTCGGCCCAGTCTCGTCGCAACAATGCTTGGCGTCTAACCTGAAATAACCAGCTACGGAGGCCCGATCTCTCGGGCCTCTTTCTTAGGAGATTGAAAATAATGGCTCGTACCAACACCACAAATCAGAAAGCAACATCCGGAAAGGTAGTCGCAGACAACTTCAGCAATACCCAGAAGAAGAGCGCTGCTAAAACTCAGTCCACCGTGATCATTGCTTGCACCTTGGCCCACGGCCTCAAATTTGATGATGTGCCCAACGGCAATGGCGGAACAAAGACGATCATCTTCCCGGGCGTAAATGATTCGCTTAGAGGAAAACGTGACGGGATCCTGCTGGGCAAGGGAAACTCTGTCGCATTCCAGATCGATAAAGAGGACTGGGAAAACATCAAGAGGATGCACGGACAGGAGGCTGTATTCACAGGCGTGAATGGCGGTATTCCGTGCCTGCTTGAGATGAAATCAGTTCAAGAATTCAGAGGCCGCGAGGACGAATTAAAAGAAGCTTCTCACGGGCTCAATCCGATCGATCCTGAATCGGTCAACGTTGAAGAAGTTAAGAACGAAGAAGGTTAACAAAATGGCTGTCGTCGTCTTTGATCCTGAAAAATTTCGAATCCTTCATCCCGCGTTTTCGGATGAAGTTAAATTCCCGGACGAAACTCTGCAGTTCTACTTTGATTTGGCGGTGGAGTTCGTGGGGAATACGGACGCCGACAGCTTTGCTCCCTACGATCCGGATAACAAGATATATACGAGGGAGCGGCTCCTTGATCTTGTAACCTGCCACCTGCTGACACTCAGCCAGCAGCCGAACGGTCAGGTTGGCAGGATTGCTAGTGCTACGCAGGGAAGTGTGAGTACCAGCTTTGACCTTCTGAAAACGAATACATTTGTCGGCGATTGGTGGGCTCAAACCCAATGCGGCGCCATGTACTGGACGCTGACTGCCAAATACCGAATCGGCGGCAGAGTTTATCCGGGAAATAATTACCATCCTTGGGGATGATGACGATGGGCATCAACATCACATCTAACAATGCGTTCAAAAAGCTGTCAGAGAAGATCAAGGCCGATAGCAATAAAAAGCTAGAGGTCGGAATAATGATTCCGGACATCGCAACCATTGGGATGTATCTGGAATATGGGTGGGTCCAGTCAGTGACGAGCAAGCAAGGACACTACTTGTCGGCTCAGCTTGGACTGCCTCCGAACAGCAAATTCACGACTCTCTACATGCCCCCGCGTCCGTTCATGAGAGCTACCTACGCTCACAAAAGAGCGGAGTGGCAGGAAATATTCCGAAAGTATTTCCTAAAAACTTTCGACATTACATATTCCCTCAAGACAATGGGTCAGGCCGCAGTAGACGATATTGTTCAGACGATTGACAACGCAGGTATCCCTGCAGGATCGTTTCCTAAAAGATCAGCCCTTACGATGGCTCTTTTTGAAGCTACAGGGGAAATCGCTAAGGTTCGCAAAGCAAAGGGTGGTGGAAAACTTGCCAATAACGTAAACACGACTAAACCGCTGACCCTAACAGGCGTTCTTAGAACCTCTATTCAAGCGAAGGTTTCCTAATGTCTCTCAACCTACACGCAATTGTCCGCCAGGCGATTAACGCCAACTATGCTGACGAAAAATTCAAGCTGTATCGATCGGCCGGTCAAAGGAATGTAGGAGGTATTGTCCAAGCGTATTACGCACCGCCTGAAGAGATTCAGGGGAATTTTCAAAGCGAAGGCGATAGCGCTCTTGACCACGCGAATCTAGCGGGACAGAACACCATCATCCGGCGCCTGTACCTCTACGCATCGAGCGACCAGAAGCAGCGGCCTTGGGCAATCTATAGGCCCTTAGCCAGGTCGGGAGATTATGTCGAAGACTCCAAGGGAGGCCAGTGGCTGATCACTGCGGTGATCGAGGATTTTTCGGACGCAGGTTGGGAGGCGGTCCGCTGCACATTCCAAACCACGCCTCAGAAGCTGAACATCGTAGAGGATGAAGATGAAAGCACAAAACCTGACCCCGAACATCCGGGCAGCGATCCAAGAATTTCTTGAGATATTTGCAGTTCCGGAAGTGGCGCCGGAAAACATTTTCTACGGTAACCAGAACAATCTGGCATTGCCTCCTGAGGGAAACGATTACGTCATCTATTCCTACATCTCCAGTGTTCGCCATGGGACGAGCGCTGAGGATTGGACGAAAGACCAAACCGATGACAATGTTTATCTCTCGACTACTACAGAGGTTTTGGTACAGGTCGATTGTTACGCCTCGACCCTAAACGGCTCGGACAGCATGAATGCGATGCTGAGAGCTCAGGCTTTGGAGACTGTATGCAGGTCTCAGGTAGGCGTGCAGTTTTTCGTTGATAGAGGAATCAGCCTGCTTCATGCGGACGATCCGAGAGATACCACCATTGTCGGGGACTCTGACAACTATGTCCGGAGATCCACGCTGATGATTCATCTCAGCATGCAGAGTCAGATCAAAGTTTCCATGAGCTTCTTTAGTGCGGTTGATGTGGACCTGAAAAACGTTGATGTGAGCTACCCGCCGAAGGAAAAAGAATGAACGTGCAACTTGCTTTCAAACTTGGGCGTGCATTCAAGCTAGGAATGATGTACGGCATGGGGAGGAAGTATGCTGATCTTGGTAAAGCAAGGGATGCAGAAAAAGATCCGAAAGAGTGGATTACGTCCCGCGGTACCCATATTCCTGTTGGTAAATCAGGAAAGCTAGAAGGGAAAATAGGGAAAAAGATTGAGAGGCAAGCTGAACAATCTAACCCGGAAAAGAATAGCCAACAGAAGAAACCTAAACAGCCAACGTTTCCAAAGTCAGAGAAAAACCTCTTAGAAGAGCCTCCATCTAAAGACACAACAAGTTATGTGCGAAAGGCTCAAGGTAATTTAAATAAGGCAATCACAAACTATTACGACAATGAATTGCGTGGAGGAACAGTTCCAACAGTAGTTGAGCTAAATGGAAAAGAAACTCCTGCTGTTGTGACCTTTTCTAGCGAGGCAAGAAGCGAATTTAAAAAGTTTCAGCCAAACTTAAAAGACATACTAAACGCCCTTCCTTACGTGCCAGAAGTAATAGAAAGCGGAGACTATCCCGGAAGAAGGGAAGAGCCAAACCACGGTAAACAAGTGGCGTTCCATACCAAGATGAAAACCTTCAACATAAACGGGAAAGAGAAAACAATCTTTGTCGATATTGGAGAAACGAAATATGGAACGTTACATCCCTACAGTGTGAACACTAATGGGGTAGAGAGTTTTGAAAGTAAAAAGAGAAGATTTGAGACTGCAATGAAGAGGAAAAAAGAAAAGGCCGGAGACGCTGCGCTATTACCATCCTCTAAGGATTCCGTGATGATTTTACACGGGTCACAGTCTTTGCTTCGACCTATGAAACGGAGACTACCTCAAGAAGGTGGGATAGTCAAGATGTCAGTCCTAGGAATAAGAATTTTATGAAAAAAATAGCCCCGATCAGTTGGTAGCTGAGCGGGGTTTGAGTTAACTGATTGCAAGGGAATCAGTCAATATGAACATTTTACACGACTTAGCGGAGGCCCTAACCATGGTCACTGCCGTTCCTTTGTATGCAGCTCTTCCCGTTTACCTAATCGGTTACGGACTCGCAGTTTGGGTGATTGCGAAAGCGATTAAGGCTGTAAAGGATATTTTCAAATAAATGAGTTTCTGGTGTGGCTCATAGCCGCTCCATAAAAATTATCGTCGGCGCCTTCTGGCGCTTTTTTATTTTGAGGAAAATATGTCAATCAATGCTAATCGATTGGTTTCTATCACCCCTCGCATCATTGGAGCTGGGAGCGCCGATCTTGAAACAAATGGTCTGCTGCTGACCCAGAATGCTCTGATTCCTGCAGATTCTCCGGCACTGGAATTTGTGACCGCTGCCGCTGTCGGGAATTATTTTGGTGCCGAATCCCCTGAGGCCGACTTTGCTAATCAATACTTCTCCGGAGTGAACAATCAGCAGAAGGCGATCAATCGTTTGTTTGTGGCACGCAGAATCAATGCAGATGCCGCCGCTTGGATTAAATCAGCTCCGATCACAGCTCAACTTTCTGAACTGACAGCCATTACGACCGGTTCCCTGACGATTTCGGTCAACGGCACAGAAAAAGAAGTCGTGAACCTCGACTTCTCCACGGCTAAGTCTTTCAGTGACGTTGCAACAGAGCTGGCTTCTGCAGTCGGAGCGGTTTCCGGCGCCTTTAATTCTGATCAAAATGCCATCATCCTGACCACCACAGAAACAGGCGATACCGCTTCAATCTCCTTCGCGACAAAGGCGACCACTGGAACGGATGTATCTGCATTGCTCGGATTGACTGAGGATTCCGGCGCCGTTCTCTCTCAAGGCGCTGATGCTCTGACACCTGCTCAGAACATGAATCTTGTGACTTCTGTTTCTCGTAACTGGGTCGGTTTCACGACTCTTTATGCGACAGAGGTGGCTGAGGCTTCCGCTTTAGCGGCCTGGGCAGACATTGATGATGACTACGTGTACTTTGATTGGTCCACAGACACAAAGATGTTGGATCAATCTACCCAGTCCACAACGAAAGCCGCCCAGTTAGCTGAAAGCAATTACAACTGTTTGGCGATAGTTTACGGTACCGCTCAGGATGCCGCGGCCTTCCTTGCAGTCGGCGCTTCTATTGATTGGTCCGCTATCCAAGGCATTAAGACGTGGTTCGCAAAATCGGCTTCCGGAATTAAGGCTTCTGTTCTAAGTGACGAAGTGGCTGAAGCATTGGATGATCTCAAGGTCAATTACGTGGGCGCATTCGCAACACGTAACGCTGAGTTTGATTTCATCAACCGAGGTTGTCTGCTCTCCGGAATTTATCAATGGATTGACGCTCTGTACGGCATGATTTGGTTCAAGGCACGCATCCAGCGCCAGATCATGGACGGGTTCGCGGCCATCAATCGCGCTCCTTACAACGCCATCGGTTTTGCTTATGTCGAGGCATGGTTGCTCGATCCCATTAATGATGCCAAGCGTAATGGCGTGATTGATACAGGCCTAGCACTGTCCAACTCCCAGATCCAGCAATTGTTAACGGAAACCAATAATTCAACGATCAAACAGGATCTTTATTCCAAGGGTTACTGGTACCTCATTGAATCTCCTTCAGCAAATGTGAGAACTCAACGAGGAAGCCCTCGTTTGGGACTTTGGTACACCTATGCCGGCAGCATCCAACGAATTGAGATGCCTTTGACAGCCGTCATGTAATCGAAATTTCACAACTGCAAAGACCCGTCGCAAAGGCGGGTTTTTCATTTAGGAATGGATAAAAATGAAACCGAAATTAGATATCACATCCGCCAATGCGTCAGCAGTGATGACGATTGAAGAGCTGTATCCGAACGGTGTGAAGCTGGAAAGATTCTCCACAGATGCGGCTATCGTTGCCGATTCTCAGCAGGTTGCCGAGACCCGTATGGGCGTAGATGGCTTCATGGCTGCGGGCGTTACTCCGAACATCTATCCCGTAACGATCACGCTGGAGGCTAACTCTCCGACTGCGACTGCATTCACTACGCTCTACGAAGCAATGAGCGCCAACAAACAGATCTATGTTTGCAATCTGACAGTCAAGATTCCGTCTATCGGCAAGACCTACCAGTTCTCAAATGGTGTGCTGCAGACGGCAAATCCGATGCCGGCACTGAATAAAGTTCTGGCGCCGACAACTTGGGTATTCCACTTCGAATCCATGGAGCGTATCTAACAAATGAAGGAACCAAAAGTTATCAAATTGGAAGACGGCGGTAATCAGCTGACCTTCAAGATTTATCCGTTTCCTGCAACTAAAGCTGAAGATCTGATGATCCGAATTGCTTTGATGACTGGAAAAAACCTCGATATTGAGAGCGAAATGGGATACAGAGACGTGATCAAAGCGCTTGTAAGTGTTCCTCATGTAGAAGCCAAGGCCCTTTTAGATGAACTGCTTTCCGAGGTCTACAAGGTGGATGGTAAGAGCGAGATCAAATTCTCCTTCGATGACGCAGACGGTTATATCTCCAGTCCGTTGACTATCCTCAAACTCAGAATTGAAAGCTTCAAGGCGAACTTCGGTTTTTTTCCCGACTTGATACGCCAGTTCTCCCCCGCCGTGCAGAATTCTTAGCCGATTGTGCCAAGGTTAGAGGCGTAGCAGTCACAACTCAGCTATCGCCTCTGATCTCCCGTTTAATCAACGGCGGCATGGCGTCCCTGGTCGAGCTTCAGACACAACTAACGCTGGAAGATGCCTACGCATTAGACGAGGCACTTTTGATTAAGAACTACAACTCGTGGGTGGCGCAAAAGAGCGCTTAAGAACATGGCTCAAAAGACCGACTCTTTAGTAATTGATGTATCCGTCAACTCGAATGACGTAGTTAAATTCTTCGAGCTTATGTCTGAGAAGCTGAATCAGTTACTCGGATTCGCTCAGGAGGCAGGCGCAAAGCTTGATGCTCTGGGAGAAGGCTCTGACGGTATCAAAGATGTTTCTTCTTCGATAAATGAGGTTGGACAAAACGCCAAGAAAACCTCTAAAGAAGTAGGAAAGGTTGGAGAGAGCGGCGAAACAGCCGGGAAGAAGGTTGTTAAATCCTCCAAGGATGCATCAAAATCGCTTTCTCAGCTGGATTCGATGGCGAAACAAGTCTTTTCCGCCATTAAGAGTTACGCTGCTCCGCTGGCCGCTATGTTTGGTGCCAAATTCATGTTTGGCAATTACATAGATGAAGGCGCAAAGCTTGACGACATCTCTAAAAAGGTCCGGATGAATGTGTCCGAGATTGATGCATGGCGAAAAGCGAACGTAGCAGCAGGCGGAAGCGCCGAGGCATTCACTCAGGCCATGCAAGCGTTTACTGAGCGCACCGGAGCAAGCGGAGAAGTTTTCCTTCGTATGGGAAAACAACTCAACGGCATGACAGGAGCTCAAGCGAACTACGCTCTGAAATACCTCGGACTGACCCGTGAAAGTGCCGCTGTTTTTCTGCAAAACAACAAGCAGATGGGGGAGCTGGTTGAGACATACCGGAAACTCGCTTTAACGCCCAAAGATGCAGAGAATGCCAGGCGCTTCAAAATTTCGTGGCAAGTAACTGGGATGGCGATTCAAAGTATCGGAAACGGAATTGCCAAATTTTTCCTTCCGTACATTGAGAAGGCCGTCACGACATTTGGCGAGGCATCCGCTTTTATTGGCGAGCACAGTCAATTTATTCAATTAGCTCTCAAAGGCATTTCGATAGCCGCGGTCTTGGCATTCGGACCAAAATCAGCCTTGATGATGTCCGGAAAACTATTGGGCGCACTGACAAGCCCCATCGGTCTTCTTATAGCCGGAGTTCTCCTGCTTGCCGGAGCTATCGATGACTTGATTGTCTTCACTAAGGGCGGACCGAGTGTATTTGAGGATTTCCTGAAATCTGTAGGTTATACAGACGATCAAATCAAAGGAATCCGCAAGTCTTTTAAAGACGCTTGGCAGGCGATATCTGATCTTTTAGACAAACTTACGCCGCTCAAAGACATGTTCCTGAAGGCCTTTGGGGACGCTGTAGTGGCGGCTATTACGGCAGTTGTTGGGTTTATCGGAGATTTAGCGAAGAACATTGCGAGTCTGATAAATACCGCTCCAAAGATGAAGGATAACTTCATCAAAGCGTGGGAGGACATTGAATCCGGCTGTAAAAGAATTTTCAAGTGGCTGGAAGACAAAATGAAGTTTTTCACTGATTGGAAATTACCTGACTGGGCTTCTAAATCTATTGACACCGTGGGCGGATGGTTCGGTTTTGGTGACGATAAGAAGGCACCAGTTACAGCACCTCCGGGAGCTCAGGCCGGAGCCGCTGCTTCGATTGTTCCTAGGGCTTCTTCTTCGGTTATCAACGCGCCGATGAAGACGGATGTCAGCATTACGATTCAGGGTAACGCCGATCCTAAAGCCGTACATGACGCCGCCTATCGCGCAGTAACGGAGGGCCAAGGGGATTATCAGGACATGCTGGCGAATCAAGCAAGCGCCTACTTGAAAGGCGGTGATTAACATGGCAAGTATCAATTCTGTAATGTCCATGGGATGGGCGGTAGTCGGTAATAACCTTCTGCCGTTCGTTCCGTACACCTCTATTGGCGCAGTTGATGCAGATAAATCTTCAAGGGTTCCGACAGAGCCCGTTGAAAACGGCCAGCTGGCGGCATTCAACATTGTGCGAGAACCCGAGCGGGTGAACGTAGAGTTCTTGTTTAACGGTAATTACGCCATTCAGGTTTTGGCCCTTGCCATGCTTGATAGACGATTGAACAGTACCAACACCTGCACGATATTTAGCCCCGCCAAAATTTGGCGAAATATGGCGCTCGATCACTATGATTTTTCCCGAACTCAAACGACGGGCGCCTCAATGCTCAACGTTCACGCTTCGTTTGTTGAAATTGTCTCCGTAAACCTAAGCCAGCAAAAAACCTCGTATTCGCCCAAACGTGCAACTTCTGCCAATAAGGTGAACACGGGACAAGCTCAAGTAAAACCAGGCATCTTTAAGAGCCTGACTGATTACCTGAAAAAATGAACCAAATCGTTATAAGCGCTCTTCCGTTCCAAGAGTTCTCATGTGTTCTTGACGGACAAAACTGCATGATCCGTTTACGTCAGGTTGCCGAGTACCTTTTTTGTGACCTAATGATTGAGGGTGTCCAGATATTCTCTGGGCGCCGGTGCTGTGTAGGTACGGACATCAATTGTTATCCCACGCCTCTCTTTTCGGGGCGTTTGTTTTTTGTCGATACCTTAGGAAACTCGGACCCTCAATACGAGGGACTCAACTCAAGATGGATCTTGGTTTACGAGGAGGCAGGAAATGCCGTCACTACTTCCGGAAATTGATAAAAACACAACGTACACGCAAAAAGAGGTAGCTATAACTATCACGCTGGATGGTCAGGAGGCGGTCACGTTTCAAGGATTTGCGGTTAAGTGTACGGTTGAAAAGTCCGGATGTCCCGCATTTCCTAAGGCTCAGATAGAACTTAAAGGGTTGTCTTTAACCACGATGGAGCGGTTGACCCATTTAGGTTTTAAGTCATTCTCATTGAAGCGAAACAAAATCAATGTTTCTGCAGGAGAGAAGGGCAAGACACTCTCCGTTATTTTTAAGGGCGAAATCATTAACGCCTGGGCGGATTTCAATGCCGCTCCTTCTCCGACTTTTAAGATCGAAGCTAATTGCGGACTTTTCCCTGCTTTAATTCCACAGCCTCCGATTTCTGTCACAGGTAACCAAACAGTTTCTGGCTTAATTGACCAGATCTCAAAAGAGATCGGCTACACACTTGAGAATAACGACATCACAGCTTCAATCAAGGACTGCATCATTGAAGGCGATCCGGTGACGAAAATGAGACGAATAGCCGGAGCAGTGGGGGCCAACCTGATTTTTGACGATGACAAGGTAGTGCTCGTTGAAAAACACGGAATTCGGAAGACTCAGGGGTCTATTCCCTTGATTAACGCAATGAATGGAATGATCGGTTATCCGACATTCTCCAATAACGGTATCAACGTTACGACGTTTTTTAGGCCGGATCTTCGGATCGGAGCAAATTTCAAATTAGAGACGATAGTCCCAAGAGCATCCGGAACTTGGAAGATCACGGGGCTTCGACATGAGCTCAGTGCAAACGATCCTGGTGCTCAGGCGTGGAAAACGAGCATTACAGCAATCTATCCGAGGTGGTGAGGTCGATGAGTAATCAGGAATTCAGTGCAAACTATGATGATTTTGCAGGCTCCAGTCCCATAAATGCCCTTGAGTTTTTCGTAAAGTCGATCCTTTCTAAGACGGTTTATACGGCATTTCCGGTCACAGTAACGGCAGTCCAGAGGGCAGGCACAGAAGCCGGCGCCGGTTACGTTACGGCCAAGCCCTTGCTAAAGCCTATGAATGTACAGGCTCAAGGGATTGAAGTGACAACGATTCCTAAACTGCCGTACTTTCGACTGCAGCATGGTACTGCCGCTATCGTCTGTGATCCAAAAGTTGGAGATGTGGGCTTGGCTGTGGTTGCCAAACACGATATTTCTAATGTCAACGGGGACAACACGTCTAAAGTTCCGGCGACATTCAGAGAGTTTGATCCTTCTGATTCTTTCTACATTGGTGGATTCTGGGGCAAGGCTCCGGAAGTCTTTATTCATTTGGAAGATGAAGGGACCATCAAGATTAAAGCTCCGACAAAGATCACGATTGAATCCCCGGAGTGTGAGGTCAATGCAAGCACCAGTTTCACAGTCAACTCTGCTCAGATCAATTTGAACGGACCAATTTCTGGCGGTGGTTCTGGCGGTGCTGACGCAACATTCAGTGGTGATGTTAAAGCGAAGAGTATCAGCTTGACTGAGCACGTTCATTCTGGCGTGGAAAGCGGGAATTCAAGCACCGGCGCCCCGCAGTAAACGAGGAGGTTAGATCATGCCGCATACAGCAAAAACAGCTCTTCTGAATCCTCAGTCATGGGATCTGCAGCTGACGAAAGAAGGGAACATCCTTTTAACGTCCGGAGCTTTGGCTATAGCTCAGAACTTGGCCAACGAGATTCGTTTGTGGACGAACGATGCTTACTTCCAGCAGGCCAACGGCATTGCATGGAAGGAAGCCCAGCTCGCCAAAAAGCTGGATTCCTCCGTCCTTGCTCAATTGATTCATGAGGCTGGAAATAGGGTTGATGGTGTGAGGTCAGTTGATTCTGTGGACATTACTGAGTTCGATGAGGAAACGAGAACGCTCCACGGGGAAATCACGATCACAACCGAACAGGACGAAACAGTTTCTTTTGTGTTCTAAAAAATTATGGCTCAAATTATTTTTAATCCACTGGTCGGCGTAGAACTGCCGAGTACGCAAGAGATTCGCTCTGACCTAGGCTCCCGGATCCAGCAGGCGTTTCAAACATCGCCGACTGATCCGCTTTTGAACATCGAGCCCAGTTCGCCAATGGGACAGGTTCTTGATCTAATCGTGGCAGAAATCGAGGCTAAAAACTCTGAGATTCTTTTCCTGTCGAACATGGTCAACCCGGATCTCGCAACAGGAAAGTTTTTGGATGCTCTGGCGGCTCTCTACGGCTTGGATCGTAAAATCTCCGAGCCTACGGTGGTCAACTGCGTACTCACAGGATTAAAGGGAACAGTGATCCCCTATGGTGCGATCGCGCAAGATTCCCTTGGCAATCAGTACAGACATTCGGCCGCAGCAGGTGCGCGAATCGGAGACACCGGAAGCGTCACAACGACCTTTACTGCTATTGAACATGGCCCGCTAGAAGTAGCAGCGGGAGCAGTGAATAGGATCGTCACCACGATTGCAGGATGGGACACCATCACCAATCCTGCCGCTGGCGTAGTCGGTCGAGATGAAGAGACGGACGCAGAACTTAGAAACCGTATGGTAGAAAGTTATGCAGTCAATGCCACGGGGTACGTTGAAGCGATTGAGGCAAACCTAGCGGCGCTTGAAGGCGTCCTCGATGTCAGAGTTTTAGAGAATCCGACGAATGCTGCCATCACTCAATTTGGTGTAAGCATCAATCCTCATTCCATCTTGGTCGCCATCGTTGGCGGAGAGGATGAGCAGATCGCTCAAACGATCTACCAGCGTAAAGATGCAGGCTGTGGGACTACCGGAACCTATCAGGTTTCCTACACGGATTCTAGGTTCTACAACGCAACTTACGTCTACAACATTGTTAGACCGCAGAATCAAGCCTTGAAAGTCAAGATCGAATTCTTTGCTACTTCAATGAATCCGACTGAGAAAAACAACGTCATTCAGGCTGTGATCAATGACGTTCTTGGACAAGGTTCGAATGACCGCGTTTCTTTGGCCTCGACTGTCTACGCTTCTCGGTTCTATGCCGCAATTCAATCAGCGACAGAAGTTCCGGTTGCATCCATTCAAGTTGCTTTAGGTTCTGGAGCTTTCGGATCCAGTGTCCAAATTCCTGCGAATGTTGAGCCTACGATTCAAGAGTCCGATGTTTCTCTGGTATTCCAGACAGGAGGCTAACAATGGCAGATTCTGCAACTTGGCGGAACATTCTGAGTGTTGAGGATTTTCGAAAACTCTCAAATGTCCGATCGTTGATTTCTATTGCCCTCCAGTCACAGTATTCGCACTCCGAGCGATACAGACAATTAGGGTTGCTTTTTAATGCGGAATTAGACGCGTCCCCTCAGTTGGACGCGTTTTTTAATTTCATATTGAACCCCGATACAGCTTCCGGGGTTTGGCTGGATTGGTGGGGCAGGCGCGTAGGCGTGAATCGGAACCTCGTTGTCGACGGTCAGGACACTCGGCTGGATGATGAGTTTTTCCGGTTTCTGATTTTTTATCGAGCCGTCGTAAACGTCTCGAACTCTACGGCTGAAACTCTCAATTCTTTGCTTACTCGGTTGATAGGCCTGCCGGCATTTGTCACCGACTACCAGGACATGACGATAACGATTCGCATTGTTGGTGATCCCTCTGCTGTCCAAATCGCCATTCTGCAAAACTACGGCTTGTTAAACAGGCCCGCTGGGGTTTTGGCAAATGTGGAGACGGTCGTTCCAAATAATCTGGTATTCGGATTTTTCGGATCCAATTTATTGCCATTTAATCAAGGTGTCTTCAATCCTTCAAAGGTCATTGAGATATGAGTAATTATCCAAAGTATCAATTAAGTGCAGCTATCGCACAGGACGGAGAAATTACCATTCCTCCGTTAACTTCAGAAGAAGCTGGATTAGGACGGCTCTCTCAGCAAATAGGTTGGGGACGAGAAAATGCTATTCCCATCGAACAAGGCGGCATTCCTCCATTTAAGTCCGACTTCAATGGCGTCTTTTTCCTGCTTTCTCAATTTCTTCTGTGGTATCAACAGGGCGGGATTATGAATTATTCCGCCCTCTTGGACTACGAAGTTGGGAACGAAGTTATGCAGAATGGAACTAAGTACCGCTGCATCCAAGCCAACGGACCATCAAGTACCAAGGTGGCGCCCGGAACTAACAGAGCAGTTTGGAAAAATATCGACATTACCGTTCCAGCGGGCGCCGTAGTTCCTTTTCATAACGTGACATTAGGTGGTAGTGATGGGAGACGCCCAGTTTTTTGGGGAACTACTCAAGCCGACGAAGGCTGGATTCTATGTGATGGCCAGAGTGACGGGCAGAATGGTGTAACTCCAAACTTGATTGGAAAATTTATAAAAGGATCTCTACCAAAAGATTCGGGCACAACCGGAGGTGCTTCAACCATTGAGATTCCAGATTTGACCGTCAACGGCACAGTTGGTGCTACTGCGCTGACGGCCGCACAGATGCCTGCACATTCTCATTCAGGTAGCACATCTCCTGCAGGTGCTCATACCCACACAAGAGGTTCAATGAACATCACCGGACAAATTTCCGCCAACTGGTTGAGCGTGATTGGTAACGGTCCTCTTGTTTACGTAGGTGATCATCCCGGATGCTCCGATGGCCGTCAAAATGGTCGAGGTGTTTTCAATATTGATGCGTCCAGAACTTGGACGGGAGAAACATCTTCTAATGGCTCTCATCAGCATGGATTGAGTATCGGCTCTACTGGTGGAGGTCAAACGCACACGCACACCTTAACAGCGAACGCAAAAATCACAGGCGTTACCAATGAGCCGCCTTTTTACACGCTCGCTTATTTCTTGCGCTTGCCGGAGTAATTGATCATGGCAGATTCGAAATTCCAATTTCATTACACGCCGACAGGAACCGGAGTTATCAGCGGCCCCGAAGTTCTTCAGCAGACGGAGGACGCTATTAACGATGTTGGCGCGTACGCAGACCAAGCCTCTGACAATTCCGAAGAGGCTCTATCGATCGCTAAGGAAGCTCGGCAAACAGCACAGACGGCAAATTCAACTTCTTCAAATGCATTGGCGGAAGCGAATGCTGCAAATGAAAAAGTTGAGACTTTGAAGCAAGTAGTCGATGATTGGGATGCAGATATACAGACTGCTATTGCTCAATCTAAGAGTGCGGTCGATGCGTCCACGGTGGCAGTTACAACAGCGAACTCGGCACAAACTTCGGCTTCCGCGGCTCAGACTGCTGCTCAAGGTTCAGCTGCTAGTGCTCAAACTGCGGCTAACAACGCGGCTCAATCTCTGCAAACTGCACAGGCGGCGCAACAGGCGGCAGAAACTGCCCAGAGCAATGCCGAAACCGCACAAACGGCGGCAACAACCGCCCAAACCGCCGCGCAGACTGCCGAAACGAAAGCTCTTGAGGCGGCTGCAAGTGCCTATGCTGTCAGAGTAATCAATCAAGCGCTCCAAGTTTCGGCCACTATTCAAATCTCTGATTTGAAGCCTCAAGGCAACATTAAAGCTGGTGACACCGTAGTCGGAACTGATGGAAGAATGTTCACGATTGCGTCTGTGGACACAGCTGCCGGGACAGCTCTTTTATCTGCTGACTACACGGATTTAACGCCGAGTGTCTCATATGAGGCGGCTCAAGCCCTTACAGAGACGCAACAAACCACAGCACGGTCGAACATCAACTTTACAGCCGGTGCGGAATCTTGGGCTGAAACCTATTTCAATGGTCATGTCGATGACTACCTCTGCCCGATTCTCGAAGAACTGATTCTCGAGAACGGAGGTACACAGCAACAAATTGACGATGCCAAGAACACGCAAACCAGTAGCAACTCTGAATCAGGAAACTCTTAAAAAGGACAAAGCATGAAAACACTTGAAGAAGTCCGGCAAGAGATGTTGGCCAAGGCTATGGGTCGGCCTCTTGCAAAATATTCATTGAAGGACGCGGACGGAAGAATTGTTGTTTCCTCCAATGCACCGAGTCAGCACGCGTTTACAGATCCCAAAGATGAGGCATACGCAGAGAGCCATTACAAGCTATCCGAAAGATTTAAGCGAGATGATGGTGTCATCATCAAATATTGGAAGCTTGAGCCCAGTCCTCAAGGCTATTTCCATAGTGCAGACGGTAATTACTACCTTACAACGGAACTTCCGGAACTTGATGACAAATTTGTCCAAGAGCGTTACGAACAAGAAGTTAGAGGAGAGCGCAATGCTCGAATCTCTGACACTGATAAGTATGTTCAGCTCCCGGACATTACTGTGCAGTCAGCGGCTAAGGCAAAGAGATCTCAATTAACTGAAGAAGATCGACAGGCGTTATTGGATTATCGCCAAGCGCTTAAGGATCTTCCAGATCAACCTGGTTTTCCTTTTATCGACTACCCGGAATTTCCGGATGCTTTGGCCTATGAGTTGGAACAGGCAGTTGATGCCCGCAACTCCATGAGACAAGGAGGTTTTTTCAATGCTTAAAGAATTAGCAAGCCTGTTGTGTAGCTTATTCGTTCCTCGTAAATCGGTGAGCGGGGGGGGGTAAGTTAATATATGGTTATGAGGCTGACAGATTCTCTCTACCTAATTGGAACAATCCTCTCATTATCTCTTTGCCTGATTCAGAAGCAGGGAGTCAAGCCTATACAGCGCCATATGCCTGCTGTGTAGTTTTGAAAGTTAATAACGGTTATCCGACAGTAACCAGCAGTACCTATGCGCTAATAAACATAGCAGGGAACTATGTAACGCTAGTCCGATCGAACAAATATAACGTTTCTTGTTATTGCTTTCTGAAGAAAGGCGATGGAATCTCTTTCGGATGGTCAGGATCTGGCGTATCGGCTTTAGTTTATTCGTTGAATTTACCGAATTAAGTCGGGGCATTTTAACCCCCGGGGAAAGAGGTTAAAAGGTTAAAAAAATTCTTTCACAAATATTTAAAACTC